CTTATATTAGATGGTGATGGCGCTGTATTTAATGTGACATCTGACAATGGTTTAGCAGTAGCTTCTAACATTACATTACGTAATATTAGATTTATTTATGACCCATCTGGATTATCATTTACTTCATCTGATGATAAGATTAATAGTAGTAATGGATGTATATACTCGTCAGATTCAGCTGTATCTGATATTATAATAGAAAGATGCGTATTTTACGCTAATGAAACCGGTCAAAGACCTCCATTTATTAGCTTTGAACTTGATAAAGATTATGTTGTACAAGATGTAACTATAACTGATAATAAATTTATTGATGCTGGAGATGCTGAGTCTGGTAGACAAGCTGCAATAGCAATTGTTAGCTCAAATAGCTCTGTAGACACAGAGCCTGCAATTGTATATAATGTAAGAATACATAACAATGATTGTGATAAGCGCCAAGGTATTTATTTATTACAAGAAGCTAAAGATCAAGCAGCAACTGATATAGAAAGTCCCGGAATACGAGCTTATAATACTATAATATCAAATAATAGTTGTGGAGTTATAGGATTTTTAACGTCTGGAATTGATACGACGAATTCTATAGCTACTGGAGCAGATAGATCAGGTGGTTTAATAATACAAAATAATACATGCCATATTATAGCAAATGTGGTAAATCATGTATCTTCTTCAGCAACTATTCCTGGCACTTACGTAGCTGAATCGACAATTTACAATAGCCCATTCCCATGCGGAAATGTAAGTGTATGTAATAATAATTGTAATATAATATACATATCGGCTACTGATTATGATATATCTGAAAATGTATTTAGCAGAGTATCTATTGATAATAATAAAATTTCTGCTACAAATCCATCTATATTGAATAATTGGTCTAGTAGTGGTAGTTTATTTGGTTCATCTACAGATCAGACATATGGCGTATTAGTATCAGAAGGGGCTGATGATCCTGGTGAGGTAATTATATCGAATAATGTAATTACATCTGGAGTTACAGATTCTACAGATTATACATTACTTTATGGTGTATATGCCAGTACATTCGCGAATATAACTGGAAATATTATTCACGGATTAGGAGCAAGTGACGGTATACGTTATGGTATATATTCTCGTGCATCTGCAAATATAACAAATAATATAATTCGCGGTTTAGAAACTACTAATGGTGTTGGTATAGATGCTGATTCTGATGCAGGTTCTTTGGATTTTGTAATCTCTGGAAATAAGATTTACAGGGGAAGTACTACTATAAGTAGGTACATAGAGCTTGGTAGCTCTAATTGTAGCGGTTTATGTGTAGATAACTATTTAGATGATTATACAGTTAATGGTACTTCTAATGATGAAGTAATTACTGGTTCTGGAACTAGTCCTTCTGGAACTCGCGCAAACACATGGGTTGTAGAGAGAAATAAAAACCAAACAGGTAAGTTATTATTAGGGTCTTGTGGTGTTACTCCACGATTAGCCGTTAATAATTATTATGCGCCTAGTTCTGGGGCAGATGTTTCAAATTTGAGAATTAATTATCAGGCAAATCCTACGTATTCGTTGAGTATTACTTGGAGTGGTAGTATGGCTTCTACTGATATATTTGCTACATGGGATTTGTCAGCTGTAATGCCTCCAAATACTTATATTATAGAGATAAATTCTACATTAAATAAAACAACTACAACGTGTACTGATGGATATGCATTATTGGCATTGGTTGGTTCACCAAGTGTTTTATATGGCTATCCGGTATGGGGAGATTTAACTGTTTCAGTTTCGAATGTTACTTCAACATTGACTAATACTGATGAATCTTATTCATCTTCTAATAATATGTTACTTTTGCTTGAAATCTCTAGTCTTACTACTAATGCAATATCTAGTACCGGTTTATTGTTTTATGATACTGAGGTTTATTACAGGTGGTAAATGGGAACTGGAAATACATTTAGAACAGACCTATATGCCATCCACAATTATGTGCAAAATACTCAGGTAGTGGCTCCTAAAGAGATCTTTATAGAAACTTTAAGAGAATTCTTTAGCCAAGATTCCTACTACCATTACGTTAGAGATGAATGGGGATTTCCCAAAGTTACAGACCATACAGATCTCCTAAATGATGCTGGCTATTCTGACGATGTTACCACTAGACTATTTATAGGTGAATACTTTAGGTTTGATGCTAGATATTATCCCGCTCTTCTAGTAAGAGCTGCAGGTTCTCGATATGTTCCAATATCTATGAGTCAGAATCATGGCGCTGTAGTTTGGATAAATACTGTATTTGTCGATGGATATGGTAATAGAACTACTGTAGCTACTCCAGATCATTTTAAAGAGAACGGAGCTTGGGAAGGATCTATTTCTGTAGATGTTGAAACATTATCACCAAGATCTCGTGATGAATTAGTTGAATTAGCTTCAATTCTCTTTATGAATAATAAGAGAATTCAATTGCAAAATGCAGGAGTTTTTGTAAAAGGTTTGAATACTTCTGCCCCAACTGAATCAGAAGATAGAAATGGTAAGCTTTTTAAACAATCAATAACATATGATATTAGAAGCGAATGGAGAAGGGAGATACCAATTAGTAGCGTTGTTGATGCAATTAATATATGTGTTGATTTTGGCAATATAGAAACTCAACCTGTTCAGGAAGCCCCAAACCTTAGAATAAATACTACTGTGGAATTATTAGAAGCTCTTATAGGTTCATAATGAAAAGGTTTTCTTGCTAATATTTAACCATTAAGGTAGGCAATAATATCATATTACTCTGAAGAAGTAATGTCAATCTAATATGAAGAGGAAATAGTTGTATGGGAGCTAATTACCCAGGATCGCAAAATGAAGTTCCTAGTGTCGCTACTGAGTTTGTAACTGTATCTCGTGGTGTTTCGGTACCTGGCGGCACAAGATTGGCCGCTATTACAGGTGAAGGAAGACGTGTTGAGAGGCTTGTTAGCTCGGCAGTAGGCTCTGGAAATGATGGTCTCGACTCTGATTTTTCAACATCCGGAGATCCTGATGGTCGTCACTTTACACTGACATATGGGCCAATTATATCTAATCGCCTCGATGTTTATAAAAATGGTGTCGCCCTTACAGGTTTAGAACAAGATGGGTTTACCACCTCAAGTAGTACAACGTTTAGCTCTACTTATGACTATCGTTACGATTTAGATGGTAATATAGAGCTGCAATCAGCTTCTCTTGTAGACCAAGGAGGTGCCTACTTTAGTACAGGCTCAGCTAATGTAGGTAATGGCACTATTAGTGGGCTTACATTAGCTGATGTTAATGCTCCTACTGAAACCTGGACCGTACGTTGCTCCTCTGTACTTAGAGATGGATATGGAGATCCTATAGATGGTTATGGTACATTTGTCGTATCAGGTACAATAAGTGGCGTAATTCTAGATGGATATGGAAATCAAATTACTTGGCAGTCAAATGGCACTGTGGTTAGTAATGGTATTCTTAGCTTCTCTATCTCAGAAGGTTTAAGTGCTTTTGTGGAAGGTGATTCCTTTACCATTCAAGTACAAAGTGGCTCTTTAACAGCTGGAGATTCTCTAATAGCTTATTATATCGGAGAAGATGATATAAATGATCCAGAATTCTTTACAGATTTGGATGAGCTGCAAACAAAACATGGTGCCGCTAGCACTGAGAATAGGTTATCATTAGGTGCTCAATTAGCATTTGCAAATGGACCTCCTGGAGTATATGCCGTACAAGCTGCTCCCAGTATTCCAAGACGTGTCTCCTATACTTTAGAGGAATCTGCTTCTGGTGGTGCTCTTAGAGATGATCTTCAATTTGCATTGCCTGTTGGTGTATTACCCGATGCTGATACTAATATAAACTTCTTTATTACGGATTCAGTAACAGGTGTAGAGTCTCAGATTATACCTAATAAGGTTGATTTCTTTGATGCTACAATTACAGCGTCACCAGATACTTTCCATTTTGGAGCTGCATATACATATTCGTATACTGTAATCCTTGAAGATTCGGTGCAAAAAGAAGGTGATGATGGTGTAATAACATCAACAGGTCCAACAAGCGCAACTCTTAGTAGCACAACTGTAAGTTTTGGCCAAGATGATGTTAGCGGTACAAGGACTGTTCAAATTCTATCCCCAGCAACTAATGCCGGAACATATGCTATCGTATCAGTAGCAGATGGTGTACTTACATTAAGTGATGCTGGTGGGTTTACAGATGAGACAGCAGCAGAGTTTAGAATTATTGATAGCGCTGATAGTAGCTCAAAGATTTTATTTACAGATGATCTTGCTTTAACTGCTAGCGCTTCTTTAAGAGCAACAGTTGTTGATTATAAGGATGCAGATTTCTTTGATGTAAATTGGCAAAGCGCTTATGAGGCTCTTGAGACTATTACATGTAGTATAGTTGTACCTCTACCATCTCAGACTATAAGCTCTGTTTTCCAAGCTGGTCGTATACATGTTGACACAATGTCAAACATTAGCAATAAGAAAGAGCGTGTATTATTTATCGGCGCTATTAATGGTCTAACACCTGATAATGTAATTGGTAATACAACGGCAGCTGTTGAAGATATTGGTGTACTAGAAGGTATCCAAGGGGATAGTACGGCTGAGATTCTTGCTGGTAATATAGAAGACCTTGCAGATTATGGTGTACAAAATTCATTTGGTACAACATTCCGCGTAGTTTACTTCTATCCTGATCAGATTGTTGTTCAGATTGGAGCAGATAGAACCACGATTGATGGGTTCTTTATGGCAGCAGCGGCAGCTGGTTTCTTAAGTGGTGTTCCAAATGTAGCAATTCCGCTTACAAATAAAACAATGGCAGGATTCACTATCTTAAGAAATAGGATATTCAGGCCAATTATTAGGGATAGCATTGCTGCGGCTGGAATTACACTTGTTGAGCCTGCAATTGGTGGTGGAACTGTTGTATGGGGTAAGACAACCACTACGAGTGGGTTTGCAGAAGAAGAAGAGATCTCCATTATCTTTATTCGTGATAGGATCGCTACATCTCTTAGGTCAGGCTTTAGAGGATATATCGGTACTGCTGAGTCAACCACTACACAAGGGTCATTAATGGCTCGTGCACAAGGTTTGATGCAAGCATTTATATCTCAAGGGTTGATTACAGATTATAGAGATCTTCAAGTAGCACGAGATAGTGTAGAGCCAAGACAGTGGAATATTAGAGTGGCTGTACAGCCTGTATATGGAATTAATTGGATTTATATTAGAACCGAGGTCGGTTTATTATAATATAAATCAAAATTCCTATTCTAGTTGTCAAAGCAACCCTTGTTAAAACAAGGGTTGCTTGTAGGTGTTACTCTATAAAACATTAAAACTTAAATAATGGTGCTATTAATATTAAATCATAGTAATAGTACTCTTTAAAGATTAATATCTTATAAAATATAGGGACATAAATGGCTACTAGAAATACAGAAACGAATGTTGTTGATGGTGAAAATAACAAAACTGGCACTCATCTATCTACAAATATTGTTATTATTGTGGATGGCAATGTTGTTGGAGCTGTACAAACTTTAAACATCACCGAAGCGCGTGGTGGTATTAAGATGGTTGATGAGATTGGTACAGATGGTCATATAGATTCTGCACCAAATTCATCTACCAATTATAATGGTAGCTGTGAACGTATTCGTTTTGATAGAATGCGTATAGCAGAGGCATTTAGCAGAGATTATACTCATGTTAAATCTCAACGATTACCTTTTGATATTGAGATACATGATTTCTTTCATGATGCAGATAGAGGTAATGCTATCATTACTATTATCAAGAATGTTTGGATAGAAAGTATTAACTATACATATTCAGCTACCGATTTTGTAATAGCGGATACTATGAATTGGCAAGCAGAGGATATTTATAGCACTCTTAATAATGGACCTGTTGTTACTGGTACTAGTAATGCTGTTGGTCAGCCAATTACATTTAATTCAATTGAATCAACCGCTGATGAAGGTAAATACCGGGGAGCCCTAGATGGTCCAGGACTCTTACGTGCCTTCGATTAAAGTAATCCGGATAATGTCCGAAATTACTAGCTTTTCCTCCTATATGTGTTATATACATATATAGGAGGAAAAATCATGCATTACATATATATAATTCAAAAGATAGATGATCATAGAGTTTATGTTGGGCAATCGGTAAATCCGAGGAAAAGATGGTCAGATCATATAGGTATGTCAAGAAAATATTGGATTGATCATAATCACAAACAAATTTGTTATATTCACAGAGCTTTAGCTAAATACGGTGTTGATAAGTTTGACTTTTATATTTTACAGAAATGTAAAACTAAAGAAGAATCTAATGAAATGGAGAGGTTTTGGGTTAATATATTAAAATCTCGTGTACATGGATTTGGTTTTAATATAAAACCTGGTGGTAAATCGCTTTATAATGTGGATGGTCCTTGTCAATTTTTGACACCAGATCAAGAAAAAGAGATAATTCGTAAATATACTGAAGAAAAAATATCTGCAACGCAAATTGCTAAAGATTATGATTTTGGGGTTAAACCAATTTATAAATGTTTATACCAAAATAATGTAGATATTAGGGATGTTGGGTTTTATAAATCAGGGGTTATGCCTGTAAATAAATTATTTGATTTAGAGCAAGAAAAAGAGATTTGTAATCGATACACCAATGAGCAGATTAGTATATCAAAATTAGGTGAGATTTATAATTGCGCTGAACAGACAATCTTTGGCGTTTTAAAGAGGAACAATATAGAAACACTAGGAAATAAAGTACTAAGCAAAGGCAAAAGGCGTTCTAAAGCTACTGAGTTTAAAAAAGGTCAAATACCACATAATAAAAGGTTTACAGATGAGCAAGAGCAGGAAATTTGTAGAATATATGTAGAGAACAAATTGGTATGCCCTAAGATTGCTAAAATTTATAATTGTAATAGAGGTACAATACAAGAGATTTTAAATAGACATAACGTACCAATTAGGTCTAAAAATATATTTACAGAAGAGCAAGAGAAAGAGATTTGTAAAAAATATACAAAAGATAAATTGTCATGTATAAAGATCGCTAAAATTTATAACTGTAACAAAACTACAATACTCAGGTTAATAAATAGACACGGTATTTCAACCAAACCTAAATATAAAAGATAAAACACATAGCAACGTAAGTCAGCTATTTAAATGCGGATAATTTGTTATATACTTGTATACGGCAAGTAGGAATACTTGTATCTGAAAGTTGTGTGCAATATAAGAGGAATTTATGACAGAGATTGAAAGTTCATTAGGAAGAAAAACATTTCCTTCATCCCAGAATCAACGAGCTGTTTATACAGTAGATGATCCTACTGATATGAATACGCCGCAAGGTCGTCTTAATCAAGCCATGGGTAATGTTCGTAGAGAGCTAACAGATGAAGAGATTGCTCAATTTGAGCAAGCTAAAAGGGTAGCTGCACAAGCTCAACAAAGTGTCTCACATTCTGTTAGAGAGAGAGTTGAATTCTTAACTGGTATAGGTCGTATTAAGACAACATTTGAGATGGATGGTGTGAAATTCCATTTACAGTCATTAAAATCAGGAGAACTAGAAGAGGTTCTTGATCTAATGATGAAGCTTGGCGATATAAATGAAGCTAAATTTACATTTGAGATTAGAAGGAATACATTAGCTAGATCATTATACTCTATAGATAATATGACCATAGCAGAGGTTATAGGGTCTAAGGATATGAATGATAAGCTAGAGCTAGTAAAGTCTTTAGATGAGAATCTTGTTAGTAATATGTATAAGCATTACGAGCAAAACATAGTACAAGCGAGTAGAGATAAGTATGCTGTTAAGACCGATCAAGATGTTGAGGAGGTAACAGAGGCTGTAAAAAAATAGTAAAGGAGCCAGATCAGAGGTTTCTTTGGGACATGTGTAAATATTACGGGAAGGAACCTGATGATGATTGGTTTGAAAATCTAGCGCCGGTAAAAAGATTATGGATGTATTATAGCTGGTGTCAAGATCAAGAAGATCGTAATGAGCTTTTTAAGTCTTTTTCAATATTTTTAGGATCTTTTTATAATCCTGAAGCAGCCCAAAAGATGATTAACAAGGATGGGTCTAGCTACTCATTAACCGATGAAGAGTTTGAAGAATCTTACAAAATGGTTTTGGAAGATAAAGAGAAAAAGAAACAACATAGAAGGCGTAGACGGGTTATTTCATAATGGCTGACACTGATGTAAGTACACTATTAGAAGGTATTAAAGCTATGCAAGAGGCTATGACAAATAGCTCATCTTTTGAAGAGGCTAAGAAAAATTTCTCTGATGTAGCTAAAAAAATAGATCTTGTTGGTATAGCCGCCAGAGCATCTAAAGAAGAGGCTGCAGCTTTGGCTAGAATTTTATCTGATAGCGCTTCTAAGAGTATAGAAAAATTTGGAACAATTTTTGGAAATAATTTTTTTAAACTTAAAGAAAGCTTAAAAGATACAAAATTAAGTGTTGGTGGTTTAAGTGTTGCAATGGGTGCTATATCTCAAGCTTCATTTTTTAAAAGTACTGGGTTTACTCCATTTAAGGGTATTACTGGAAGTGCTAATGAAGCGACCGCTCAGCTTGGTCAAATGACAGGTGCTATTGAGCAATCTAAAGACAAATTAATAAAGCTTGGTGTTCCAAAAGGTTTGATTAATTGGATTCAGACAATGGGTGAATTTAATGATGCTGCTATAAATATGCAAAATAGAATCGTATCTAATATGGCAGCTTCTGGTCAAATGAACCTTATTTTAGATAAACAGAAAAAGAACTTTATAGATTTAAAGGATGAGGTTGTAAAATATACTAATACACTTGCTAATATTGGTAGTGAAACAAACCTTACTACAGAGCAAGTCGGTCAATTTGCTGATGGCTTTATGAGGCTTCCTGGTGTACTTAATGAAACTATTAAGTTAACAGAAGGGACATCCC